CCATCTTTCAACTCTTCTGTACATGGAAACCTTGAGCTCAAGAACGTAATTGACTTTAGACCTAAAGTTGATTCTAATGCAATCATTCCTGGATTCTTAGATAAAGCATCTCTGGAAATCACAGAAGGATCATTCTCTGGTCCTGGTGCTATCTTAGCAAGCACTCCTGCACCCGATAATACTATTGAATACACATTCTCGTTCAGTCAGATTCAATATCTGGATCGTATTGATGGTGTCTTCTTAGATAAGAAAGGAAACTTTGTAGTTAAAGAAGGTAATTCCTCTCTCAATCCAACTAAACCAGACCCAATTGATGATGCTGTACCGCTCTTCTATGCATATATTCCTGCATTCACGAAGACAAGCAAGGATGTAAGAATTACTCCAGTTGACAACCGTCGTTACACAATGCGTGACATCGGTAAACTAGAGAAGCGTATTGAGCGTCTTGAGTATTATACCACACTTAGCATTCTAGAGCAGCAAGCTCTTAACATGCAAGTTAAAGATGAAATTGGACTTGATAGATTCAAGTCTGGATTCTTTGTTGATAACTTCGAGGCACATAAAGTTGGTAATCTGAAATCTCTTGATTACAGATGTGCAGTAGATCCACAGCAATCTGTTTTACGTCCACAATCTAAAGAAGATTCTGTAAAATTATCCGAAGTTAATACTAGAGAAGATCAAAGGTCTGTTTCTGGTTACCAGAAAACTGGACATATGGTAACTCTACCATATACTCCATTATCTTTATTAGGCAATAGCTTTGCATCTGGAAAATTAAATCCAAATCCTTTTGTTGTTCTTCAATACGTTGGAGACAGCACTTTATCTCCATCTATTGATCAATGGTATGATCAAAGTCAAGAACCTGTAGTTGTTGACACGAACACAGACCTCTTCAATATTTTCTTGGCAAAAGAAAATGTTAAAGAAAGTCTTTCTAGCATCCACAATTCTTTCATTATCAATTGGGTTGGTGCTTCTTCTTCATTCACAACTATTAATTCTTTAGGAGGAATTAATTCTCAAGTTGCAAATACATCTGTTGCAGCTGCATCTGTAGGAAGTTCTTCTAATATCAGTCCACAGAACAATGAGGTTGGCAAAGGAGTTCAAACAAAAACAATTGGTGATAATATAGTTTCTACATCACTTTCTTTCTTTGCAAGGAGTATTCCTGTCAAGTTTACAGTTGGCAGAATGAAACCAAATACTAGAATTTATGTTTACTTAGAAGGTAGAGATATTTCTAGATGGGTTAATCCAGACTTGAGATATACAGGCATCGCTGGTAACTCTTTATCTGCATTTAATGGTCCAATCACTACAGATGAATATGGAAATGCATCTGGTTTGATTGTTATCCCTGCTGGACATCCACCAGATCAAAATGCAACCTGGGATGGAGACGTAGATACTATTTCTTATGATCTCTCATCTGAGGAACTTAATTTCACAACAGGAGAGTTGACATTTAGATTTACTTCTAGTGCAACTAACGAAGAAAAACTTGGTGTAGATTCTTACACTGAAATTAAGTATTATGCAACTGGTATTCTTCCTGAAAATCCTGCTAGTATTGTATCAACAAAACCATCTACATTCAAGTCTAACGAAGGTGTTCAGTTAATTGAAAGTAATACTGACAATCCTGTAAGACCTAATCCTCTTGCACAGACTTTCAAAGTAGAAAATCTAGATGGTGGTTGTTTTGTTACTGGTGTTGATCTTTACTTTAACAAGAAGAGCACCAACATTCCAGTCAAAACATACATCACTAATGTAGATGCAGAAAAACCTGCTAAGAATATTGTTCCTGGATCTGAAAAAACCCTATCACCAAATACTTTCCTCAAGTGTTTTGCTAGTGGAAACATGGCAGTATATCAAGGAGAAAATGTAACTGGTGCATCTTCTGCTGCATCTGGTCCTATTCTTAAGATCTTTGATAAGAACAATGTAGAATTAGTAGCTACTGCTTCTGGTAAATATTCTCTAACAAATGAGCAAGTTTATACCGTTGTTCTTAGTAATCACAATGGCAAATCTTTCATTCCTAATGAAGATCTAATTATTCCTTCTGTGACTCTTTCTAATGCAACTGATGGTACAGATTTTGTTCTTGCTATTGCAAAAGATAGCGGCAAATTGTCCGACATTAGAATTACAAACCCTGGTTTAAATTATGATAGTGCAATTCTAACTATTGAGAGTCCACAACTTCCTGGTGGTTCTACTGCAACCGCAAATATTGAAGTATCAGGTGGAAAGATCTACAATGCCGAAATTTCTCTATCTGGATTTGGATATACTGAAGCACCTTCTGTTGTTGTAAAAGGAGTTGGTAATGGTGCTGGTGGATGTGAAATTCAAACATTCATCGAGATTGATACACCAGCAGTTAGAATGGGTGTAGCTACAGATCAAGTTGGTGTCACAGAGTCTACTACTCCAACACACTTTGCATTTGATTATCCTGTATATCTACAGAATGATACAGAATATGCATTAGTAGTTGAGACAGATTCTGTTGATTATGAATTGTGGTCTTCTAAGTTGGGTGAAACTGATATTGCCACAAGTACGGTCATCACAACTCAACCATCTCTAGGTTCGGTATACCGTTCCCAGAATACCGAAAGTTGGACTGAAGATATCTTTGAAGATCTTAAGTTCACCATGTATCGTGCTGAGTTTAATACTGCAAGACCAGCAGAATTGCTTCTTAAGAATGAGAGTCTTGGATATGAACTTTTAGATGGACATCCATTTGAAACAAATGCAAGTGCTAACACTAATTCTACATCTAAACTATTCAAAAATAATAACTCCATCCTCAAAGTAAATCATAGAGATCATGGATTTGAAGATAGTGGTGATTCTTATGTGTTCTATAGAACTGCTTTAGAGACTGGTGGTGTTACTGCTACTATTCTGAATAGCACTCTATTCCAAGTATCTAACTCTGGTATTGATACATACACCATCAAATCAAGTTCTCAAGCTGCTGGAAATTCTGTAGGTGGTGGTGATTTTGTTTATGCATCCCACAACAGAAAGTTTGAAACTCTATATCCACAAGTTTCCTATCTGTCATTTACTGGCACTACTTTAAATACAGAAGTTAAAACAACTGATATTGTTCCTGTAGATTCCAGCACTACAAATTATACTTCATACTCTCAAACTGATTATGAAAAAACATTCCTAAATGAACCACATTATTTCACAAACCAAAAAGTAATTGCTTCTGACATCAACGAAACTCTCAATGATTTGTCTGATTCGTTGAAATATAAAATGACTCTTTCTTCTACAGTAAGTCATCTGTCACCAATTATTGATCTTTCCAGTGCTACTGTCAAGACAGTAACAAATAGAATTGAAAATGCAAAAGGTCAAGAAGATAGATTTGGCAGAAGAGATCAAGTAATTGAGTTCTATCCTGTTTATCAGTTTAACCTCGCTGGTAATGGTGGAACAGAACTTCAGGCAGATCAAACAATCAAAGGTCTTACTACCAAGACAACTGGTACAATTGCAAGAGTCAATGGTAACGTTGTTTATGTAAGAGTCAAGACTTCTCAATTCTTCCAAAAAGGAGAACTTGTAACGCTAGGAAATCAGTTAGGTTTAACTAACGTTAGTGTTGATTCTAACCCAACTCAAGTTTTAGTTGACATTGATGATGCTGCTACTATTGTAGCACGTAATCCAAACGTAATGCTAGAGACATATGATAATATCATCACTGGAAAGGCAACTATTTGGAATAGTCAAACACAAAAACTAACCTTAAGAGTTGATGTCAATCCTATCAATGATAACTTCACTGATAGAATTATCGACAATGTTCTATACAATAGAAACGCTGTTACTACAGATCAGATTGCTGATATCTTCCGTGTAGGAGACTTTGTTAAGTATCCTAATCAACCAGATGAAGAGAAAGCATATCTAGAAGTTGGTAAAGTAACTTACACTAATGGTTTAGACTTTGTTGCTGAAGATACATCTAAGAATGGATCTGCTGCTGCTAAGTATGTAACTAAAGAAGTTTCCATTACAAACCCAGCTACTGCAATTGATGTACATCTACTTGCAAATGTCAAGGATATTTCTAACCTAGAAGTATTCTACAAGTTCAAGAAAGCATCTAGTCAAGAAAACTTTGACGATATTGATTGGATCTACTTCAATGAGAAAGGAGAACCAGACACATATGAAATTGCAACTAGCGAGAACACAATTTCTGGAATTGTAGAGAAGCAGTCCGCTTATCAAGACCTTAAGTATAGTGTAGCAAATCTACCAGAATATTCATCTTTCGCAATCAAAATTGTGATGAAAGGAGTAGATCCAGCA